TATTCACACTCCATTGCTTTTTTAAAAGCTGATACAACTAAGCGAAACTTATCGCCGTAAGCGTCGCTTGTTTCTACGATTTCCGCCATTGTTTCAGAAGAAACTGATACAGCATTATGACCGATTGCAACTTTCAAAGAGCGTGGGCTGTAGCTAACAACCTCACCAGCTAACAAAGTATTGAATGATTTTGCGAATGGTTTAGAGATTTTCATAACATTTTCCTTATTTAGTGTGTTTGAAGTTATCAAGTGAAGTCAGCACATTTCGTCTTGATGTGTGTACAATATCTTATATATATAAGAATGTCAACACCTGAGCATAAAATATTTTAATTTTTTTTATCTAAAACATTGATTTGTACCTAAATGTAATGCTAAATTATGTAAAACTGTGGTTTAGTGTAAATAAGGCGAAGTCGAAAGATTGTCGCCTTTTTTGTTGTCTGAAATTTAAGGATTGAACATGGTACGCAATGATGAACATGCCAAGCGATTGATTGATAAACGTGAGCAAGCAAATAAGAAAGGCTTGCCAAATGCGGTCAAGCGTTACATGAATCGGACAGGGTTTAACCCAAATCCGCCTGTATTGAATGGTGATATGTAGAATTTACTTCTAACTACTTCGATTTACTTCGAACTACTTGGCTTGCAATCTTAGCGATGGGCTGTGAGTCTTTTTTATTTAAGGAGCGTAAGCATGGCGAAACTTACGCCAAAACAACAACGATTTGTCGATGAGTATCTTATTGACTTAAATGCAACTCAAGCCGCAATTCGTGCCGGCTATTCGCCAAAAACCGCACGCCAGATTGGTGAGCAAAACTTGTCAAAACTTGACATTCAACAAGCAATCGAACAAGCCAAGGCAGAACGCTCCGAGCGTACAAAAATTACTCAAGATGAAGTCCTGAAAATGTGGCATGACTTGGCAACCGTTGACTATAACGAAATCAGCCAAGTGCGTCTTGTGAATTGCCGTTATTGCTGGGGCGTTGACCATGAATACCAATACACGCCAAAAGAATATGAACGCGCCTGCCGTGAAGCAGAATTAAACGCGGCGCCTGAACCATCAAGCATTGGTGGGCTAGATTTTAATCACCACAAAGAACCTAACCCAAACTGCCCTGAGTGTGGAGGTCGCGGCATTGAGCGCACCTACTTGGCGGATACAACCAAGTTAAGTCCAAAAGCTAAGTTAGTCTATCAAGGCGCCAAAGATGGCAAGTTTGGCACTGAGGTTATGACAACTGATCGCATGAAGGCGCTGGATAATATCGCGCGTCACTTGGGCATGTTTACTGACAAAGTACAACTGACAGGTAAAGATGGACAGGCCATCGAACAAAATATTACAGTTAAATTTATATGATTATCCAAGCTTCAGCCAAGTTTAAGCCACTGTATCTGCATGCTGAATTATGCAAACTGTTTTATGTATTCCACGGTGGACGTGGTGGCGGCAAGTCTTGGGAAATTGCAGACTTTCTACTAATCATTGGCACGACTGCAAAACATCGTATTTTGTGTTGTCGTGAAGTGCAAAAATCAATCAAGCAATCGGTGCATAAGCTTTTATCAGACCGCATCGCTGCGATGGGATTGGGTGGTTTTTACGAGATTCTCGAGACTGAAATCCGTGGGCGTAATGGCACTGAGTTTAGCTTTGCCGGCTTACTTGGTCACACGGTTGATAGTATTAAATCGTTTGAAGGTGCAACCATCACATGGATTGAAGAAGCGCAAACGGTCAGTGCTTTTAGTCTTGGTATTTTGATACCAACCGTTATCCGTACACCAAATCCAATGGTCATTATGTCGCTTAACCCACGCTTACCGCAAGATGCGGTATACGCACAGTACATTGCTGTGGAGCGTGACGATACGGCGGTGGTGCAAGTGAACTATACAGATAACCCTCATTGTCCGCCTGAACTAATCAGATTAGCGGAACAGATGCGTGATGAGGACTTTGATAATTATGAGCATATCTACTTGGGGCGACCAAAAGAAATCGCAGACGGTGCCATTTATAAAGCCGAGTTTGAAGCAATACGAAAGTCCAACCGGATATGCAACGTACCTCATGACCCAAACCTACCAGTCTATACGTCATGGGATTTGGGAATCCTCGACCCAACCGCCATTTGGTTTTTTCAAATCTACGGCAAAGAAGTGCGAGTGATTGACTACTACGAAGCAAACAATGAGCCATTGGCACACTATGCACGCATACTTGATGAAAAGCGCGAAGCGCTTGGCTATCGCTATGAAAAACATTTTGCCCCGCATGATATTGCAGCGCGTGACTTGTCCAGCGGCGTGAGTCGTGAGCAGACAATGGCCAACTTAGGCTATCGAATGACTAAAGGCGCACGCTTGGGCGTTGAGGATAGGATTGAAGCAACGCGCCAAATGCTTAAAAACTGTTGGTTTGATAGCGAAAAATGTGCCGCTGGTATCAGAGCATTGCAAAACTATCGTCGTGAATTTAACGACAAGCTTGAGCAGTTTAAAGCCACGCCAGTCCACGATTGGGCGTCGCACGGCTCAGACGCATTTGGTGAAGGCGCTATCAATATCAACAAAATGCAAGTGGCTACGAAGCCAAAACCTATGCCGAAACCACTTAAAAAGAGTTGGATGAGTTAATGAGCGATAAAATACTAGACGAAATCAAACAGCGCTTGAAGCAAGCCGAGGACTATTGGCAAGAAAACTATCAGCGCGGCGTTGAAGACAAAGAGTTTGTCACAGTTGAAGGCGCGCAATGGGGCTTGCATGAAGTGCAAAAGCGCAAAGACGATGGCAAGCCAAGTCTTGAGTTTAATATGTGCCGCGCTTACTGCCGTCAGCAAATTAATACACAGCGTCAAAATCGACCACAGGCTAAAGTTGTGCCTGTCGATAACGGGGCAGACGCGGACAAAGCAAACCTCATCGAAGGCTTAATCAAAGACACTGAAGAAGCCACGGACGCAGAATCAGCATACGATACAGCCGCAGAAAATGCCGTGTATGGTGGGCTTGGCTTTTATCGCTTGGTGACTGATTACGTCAGCGATACATCATTCAACCAAGAACCAAAGTTTATGCCAGTGCAAAATCCTCATGCGGTTTATATTGATCCGTTGAGCCGTTCCTTAGATGGTAGTGATATGACGTGGGCAATCGTAGGTGATTGGGTCAGTAAAGACGATATCACCGAGCAATACGGCAATGACGCAGCTGTTGATTTTGAGAGCAGTAACTATTCAGATTGGTACGATGACAGCGATAAGACGTTACGCATTGTTGAGTATTTCAAACTCGAAGAAGTCAAAGACACGCTATGGCTACTGACCGATGGCACGTCAAACTATAAATCTGTGTTGGCTGAACAATATGGTGAAGCTGAAAATATCCTGAAAAACGCGGGTATTTTACAAGCGACACGACCAACAACCCGTAAAGAAGTGAAGTGGTACAAGGTTTCAGGTGCTAAAGTGCTTGAAGAAAACACTTTCCCTGGTCGCTATATCCCCATCGTGCCTGTTTACGGTGAAGTCACTTGGGTGCAGGAAAAGCGGTACATTTTCTCGCTTGTGCATTTTGCCAAAGACCCACAGCGGCTTTTTAACTATTGGAAGTCAACTGAAGCGCACATTTTGCAGAAAAACCAAGATGACATTTTGGTGGCAGATGCTGAAGGCGTATCAGGTCATGAAGAACAATGGCAAAATCCTAGCAAATATGCGGCTGTTTATTATAACTTTGTTGATGAGTCTGGCAATCAACGTCCTGCTCCATTTCGCATGGGCGCAGCTCAGCCTCCAGTGGGCGTATTAAACGCAGCAGAAAGTGCAAAACAAGGCATTACTGACATTCTAAACATGCACGCGCCAGTGATGGGTGGCCAGGGCAATGAAACGTCAGGCGTGGCAATCGGTATGCGTCAACGTCAGTCTGAAACAGCACAATTCCATCTACAGGACAACTTAAACAAGTCAATTCGCCACGGTGCAAAAATCTTGCTTGGTCTTTATCAAGCACTCTACACCGTGCCGATGATTCGTCGTATCGTGGGTGCCGATGGTGAATCTGAGCAAGTCAAACTGTTTGAAGAAACCGCCAAAGGCGTGATGGCTGATGTGACAGTTGGGCGTTATGATGTACGCATGGACACGGGACCGTCATTTAATACGCAGCGTGAGCAAAACTTTGCACTGATGATGCAGTTACTTAGCATGAATCCGCAGCTATTTAGCCTAATTGGTGATATCTTGCTGCAAAACTCACCGCTGCTTAATGCCAAAGAAATTGCCGAGCGTATCAAGTCAACAATGCCGCCACAGCTCACAGGTAAAGAGCAGCAAATTGACCCTGAGCAAGCCAAAGCGCAAATCATGCAGCTTGACCAACTTGTGCAGAAAATGACCGCTGAAATCGAGCAGCTGCAAGGTTTGGTCAATGACAAAGATGCGGATAGACAGCTTGAGTTGGTCAAAATCCAACTGCAAGCGGAAAAAGACATCCGAGTCGCACAAATTAATGCTGAAAGCAAAGCCGATGTTGAGGAGTTAAAGGGCGTTGTGTCGCTACTCACTCAGCACATGGGTAACTTGCAAGCGGTTGAGCAAATGGTGCCACCTGAATGGATGGAAACCGAAGAATACGACCAAGAATTACCCGAAATTGAATTACCTCCGCAGCATGAGATGGACGAGCCGCCACCCATGCCAAGCGAAAACATTGAGAACCCTGCCGAATCCGAGCAGGGTTTTTTAATGCCTGAACAATCACAATTTGAGCCGCAAGACATGGGCGAGATGCAAAATACAGAGGATATGAGCAATGGCAGCTACGACATTGGTAACAGTGGGCAAAACTTGGACTAAGATTGCAGATGGTAGCTGTCTAGTTCAAGCCAAAAACAATCTGTCCGATTTTCGCATTTGCGTGCAATCGACTCAGCCAGATGAAACAGCGACAAACTTTGTGACGCTAAATTTGACAGGTGCGACTGTGCTTGATTTTGCTACGCCAGTGTATGCACGCTTGCCACACTCTGCCATAGCAGAAACAGTAAATGTTACGGTAATCGCATGAAGTACTACGGCTTTAAATCAGTGGCAAAATTCCCGCGCTCAAACTTAAAGAATCTTGGTTTTGCAAATGGTATGGCGCAAGTCATCAAATCCCTATTCGCAAACCAAGAACAAGGCTTTGCGTTTGACTTTAACGACCTATCAACTATGTATCAAGATGCAGCAGGGACTACTCCTGTAACGGGTGTAGGGCAGCCTGTTGGATTGGTATTGGATAAAAGTAAAGGGTTGGTACGTGGTAATTTAATTTGTGGTAATAGTGAATTAAAAAATCCTAATTATTGGACTACAGTAGGTGCAGGATGGTCATTTAGTAATGATAAGATTGTTGCTAACAATGCAGATAAGGTTTATGTTGGGACTGTAAATAAAACAATACAAGGTATGTGGTACGAAGTAACAGTAGATGTTACAGTAATTTCTGGTCAAGTACTTTTACCTTATGATGGGAATGGTACTAATATACTTAGTGTAAATACAAGTGGTAAATATAAACGTGTATTTTGTGCAACTAATAATCAATTAGTTATTGGGTATGGTTACACTTTTACAGGAAGTATCAATTCAGTAACAATCAAAGAGCTTCCAGGCAACCACGCATATCAATCAACGTCAGCGAAACGCCCGATATTGCAGAAAAATGCAACTACAGGGGCGTATTACTTGTCGTTTGATGGGGTGGATGATTTCTTAGTAACGGGTAGTTTTCCTGCGATGGGGTTAGGCACAACTATTTTTAGTGGTTCATTGTGTAATAAAACCACTACTTCTGCGATTGTCGCAAGAAATACTGGGGGTTATCTTTATCAAACCAATGTTTCTACACAAGCTCAAAGCACTAATAACCCGCTACAACTTGCAACAAATGGTAATACAGTAGCGACTATTTTATATGACCCTAGTGGTATAGGTGCTACTTTACGAGCTAATAAGCAGATAGTAACAAAGCCAATGACAGAACGTGCATTTAATAATGGAAATCCTCTCGCTATTGGCGCATTTAGTTCAAATGGTGAGGTAGCGTTTCAAGGCAATATCTACTCAGTAATAGGTATTAATCGAGTTGCCACAACTATAGAAATCACCAACACTGAAAACGCTATCGCTAAAAACGTAGGAGTCACGCTATGAGCTACAATCTCTCAATCGTTAATATCATAGCTGATAAACACAAAGACACGATTAATGCTATCGCTGCTTACTATGGCACAGGTGATAATGCTTTATCAGTTAAGTTAGTGGATAAAGATAACAATGTATTTTGGGGTTGCCATAGTTGGTGGCAGCCACAAGATTATGACTTTTTTACTAAAGCACCACCACCCGAAACTATACCTAATGCCAGTGAAGCCTTAGCAGCTTTATACGAGCGTGTTGTAGATGGTGGCGTTCCTTTTGATAACTGGACTGCCGCACTTGATGAGTTAGGATTGAGTGTGTGGGCTGATCCAGACCTAATTTAAAACTTAAAATTTACTCGCAAACCCGCCTGTCACAGCAGGTTTTTGCGTTTTTGTATGTGACATTCGCCCTCGAAACTGACCAGTTTGAGGATAGCGTATCGGTCAATGATATGGAGCAAACCAATGCAAACGATGGACAATATTGATACTGACAACGTGGCAACCGCTGACACGGAAAATACTAGCGCAGATAGTCAGGATATCGAACAGCCACAAGCCGAACCCGAAGCGGTTGAACAGACCGAAGAAGAAAAGGCAGAACAAGCCAAGCAAGAACAGGAAACTGAAAAGCAAAGCCGCTCACAAAAGCGGATTCAGCAGCTCGCTCGTGAAAAAGCCGAACTACAACGTAAAGTAGCCGAGTATGAGCAAAAGCAATCAGAGCCTAAAGCGACTGACGCGCCGAACATCGAAGATTTTGACGATTATTCGGAGTATCAAAAAGCGCAGCAGGAATACTATGTTGCCCAAGCTGAACAGCGTGTACTTGCCAAACTTGAAGCTGAAAAAGCCCAGCAATCACAGGTCGAACAACAAGCCGAATTTGAAACCGCTATTAGCGAGTTAAAAGATGGCGGTGTTGATGTAGATGGATTGATGGCGAAGGCTAATACATTGCCGCCGCTACCCATCACGCTTGACCAATTCGGACTGTCCGCCAAAGACACGCTGAACTTAGCCGCTGAACTACTGCAAAACGATGATTTATACATCGAGTTATCACAGCTAAACCCAGTGCAAGCAGCTGTCAAAATTGGGCAAATGATTGCAAGCAAACAACCATCAACTGCTGCGCCCGCTAAGGTGCCAACGGCTCCACCACCTATTAAACCCGTTACCGCCAATGCGCCCGTTGCTAAAGACCCTAGCAAAATGTCGGACGATGAGTGGTATCGACAAGAATCCCAAAAGCGAAAAGGTAAATAATTTATGGCAAATCAAATCTTAACCCACCAAATGATTGCGCGTGAAGCGGCTAAAATGCTTGAAGAAGAAGCGCCGTTTTTAGCAAATATCAACAAAGGACGCCAAGACGAATTTGGCACCGACACACAAGGCTACAAAAAAGGCGATACAGTCACCATCAAAATCCCAACCGCGGGTAAAGTGTTTGATGGTGCCGTGTTCGCAGGCGGCGGCTCAGGCACTGACGTGGTAGAAGATAAAGTCAACTTGACGCTTGACACCCAAAAACACGTTGCATTGCAGTTTGGTGCCAAAGAGAAACTGTTAAACATCACTGATTTTAAAGAGCGTATCTTGCGCCCACAAATGCAGACCTTGGCGTCTGTCGTTGAAGCTGACTTGATGATGCGCGGCGTGATTGGTACACCCAACCAAGTAGCGATGAACTTGGCAGGCTCAAACCCATCAAATGCATTGGCATTGGCACGCGCAAAGTTAAATCAATATCTTGCACCTAAAGGCGACCGCAATGCGTTAATCACCAGTACCGCTAACGTGGCGTTATCTGGCGAAGTATCACGCATGTGGAACCCCACCAAAACTAGCGAAAAAGCCTACATCGATGGTTTTGTGGCTAATGCGTTTGGTCAAGATATCTTTGAACATCAATCCATCCCTGTGTTTGCCAATGGTACAGCCGCAGGCATTACCGTGTCAGGTGCAAGTCAAGGCGGTAGCACCTTAACCTTAGCGGCTTCAACCGCTGGCACGTTGGTAGTTGGCACGGTGTTTACTATCGCAGGCGTTAACGCTGTCCATCCGCTTACTGGCGCTGATATGGGCACATTGCAGCAATTTGTGGTCAAAGAAACCAAAACTGTTGGTTCTGCAACCGCAGTAAGCATTTACCCTGCCATTAACCCAACTGCACCAAACAAAACCGTTACTGCTTCACCGGCTAACGGCGCGGCTGTGACTGTGGTGTCTGTCAATGGTCCACAAAACTTGGTATTCCACAAAGACGCGTTTACCGCCGCATTTGCACCGTTACCAGTTTTGGCATCGTGCGAAGGCTACACCGCACGCTTACCAAGTGGTGTAAACGTGCGTGTAATGACGTTTGGCGATGGTAACAACGATATCGAGCGTACTCGTATTGATGTGTTGTATGGCTTCCAAACCGTGCGCGGTATCCATGCAAGCCGCGTAACGCAGTAATCACATTAACCCATAGACAGACGGCTTTGGTCGTCTGTTTTTGTTTGGATAAAAAACCATGAAAAACTACGGACACAAACTAGGTGTTATTACTGCAATGGCTTTAGCGGCAGCTTTGCCTGAGCGAAAACTTACCAAAGAATTTTTGGAGAGTGAAATCGATAAAGTCGAGTATAACCGATTTGGTGAAACAAACACTCACTGCACCATCACCACCAAAAGTGGATTTTCATTTACTGGTGAAAGCGCGTGCGTTGACCCTAATAACTTTGACCAAAAAATTGGTGAAAAGTTTGCCTATGAAAACGCATTTAACAAAATGTGGACACCGTATGGATTTTGGTTGCACAAGGCATTGGCTGACCATGATAACCGATTGCAACCGCCAAGCGATGACAACAAAATTGAAGCGCAGGACTGGATGATTCCAGATGATGCGACGTTTAGCTTTGGTGATGCGGTAGAGATATTAAAAAAAGGCGTGCGCGTGGCGCGTGCTGGTTGGAATGGCAAGGGTATGTGGCTAATGATGGTGCATCCAGACGATGACGCCGCTGTTCCTCCACGCCCTGCTTATGCTGTTAATGGGATAGTGGATGACGCTACAAATGGTTGCCTGCCTTGGATTGGAATGAAAACCGCAGATAATAAATTCGTCCCTTGGCTTGCCAGTCAAACCGATGTACTAGCAGAAGATTGGCAAATTGTGGAGTAAAACGATGGAAGAAATTGAATACCCCAAAGCATTATACCTTGGCGATACTGTCACCAATGAGATGGTCATTGTCGAGAATGCAGATGAAGAAGCCCAAGCCCGTGAGCATGGTGCTGTGGATTTTGGCGATTTGCCTGAAGGTGAAGTGATTGAGCCAGTAGCGAATGACGAACTGCCCGAAGCCTATGCCAATGCTATGGCACGTATCGCTGAGCTTGAAGCCGAAGTACGCGGCTATCAGCTTAAAGATATGCAATCCGATGAACTCAAAGCGATTTTGACTGAACGTAAAATCGAATTTGGCAGCCGTGACAGCAAAGACACGCTTTTAAAATTGGTCATTGAATCGGAATAACTCATGAACGTCAGCAAAATCGTATCAGCCGCGTTAAAGCAGCTTGGCGTGTTAGCAGCCGGTGAAAATGCCAGTGGTGAAGAAGTTGCTGACGCGATTGAAGCCTTGCAAGATATTTTAAGCCAGTGGGCTACCCATAAGCTGTATGTCCACAAAGCCACAACAATCACCATTCCATTGTCAAAAGGTCGCAATACTTACCTTGTGGGCAAGATTGAGGGTGATTGCTGTGAGTATGAATTAACTTGCTGTGGTGAGCTGCTTGCCCGTCCAGATATCACGGCAGAAATCGCCAGTATCTCAGATAACGCTTGGCTCGATGATAAGCCAATTACCTTGGCGCGTGATACTAATGACAGCAAATACGCTGGCGTGACCTACCAAGTTGATAACCCTAATTGGTCATTTAAGGTTGATACCGATGGCGGCGAGCTTAAAATCAAAGCATTTACTTTGCCATTTGACCTATGCCCACATGATGAATTGCACTTGCCAAAACAGTATGAGCGTGCGTTAAAGCTCACTTTGGCGTTAGAGATTGCCCCAATGTTTGGGGTCGAGCCATCAAGCGCATTAGCAGTCAATCAGCGCAATGCCATTAACTTGCTCAAACGCTCAAATATCACCCCGTTGTATGTTAGCAACTCAATTAATATCGGAGTAGGTAATCGTGGCTGCACTTATTGATATCCCCATTGTAGGGCAGTCTTATCACTTGCAAGATTGGGCGATTGACTGCCAGCGCACACTTAATCTATACCCCCAAGTCATCGAAAGCGGCAATACGCAGTCAGTAAGCGCATTACTACCCACTGAAGGACTTGTAAAGCGTTTTGAGTTTACAGGCGCAATTCGTGGGCTTTATACGCTGCCTGACCGTTTTTTGGTGGTGGCTGGCACCGCATTGTACGTTGTCAAAAATGGCGTATCACAGCGGATTGGTGAGATTAGTGGCACTGACTTAGTGACGTTTGCCGATGACAGCGTGCAAGTGATGATTGTAGGTGATGATGCCTACCGCTATAAAATTGCCGATAGCAGTTTGACCAAGCTACTGATTAATGATGACACCGGCTTTTTTGGTGCGTCATCGGTGACGTTTTTAGACTCTCGGTTTGTTTGGTCGGTCCCCAATAGCGGCAAAATCCAGTGGTCAAACTTACTAAGCACCACGACAACTGCGCTAAATTATGCCACGGCTGAAGCGCAAAGCGATAACCTAGTGCGCGTGATAGCCAGCAATGGGCAGTTATGGCTGATTGGCGTTAAAACTACCGAAATTTGGAATAGTACCGGCTCTCAGGACTTGCCTTATCAGCGTACCAGTGGCGCATACATCCCGGTGGGCTGCGCGGCTAAAGACTCCGTTAGCGCGTTTGGTAGTAGCTTGATTTGGCTATCACAAACCGAACACGGTAACGCGCAAATTGTCATGACGCAAGGCTACCAAGTCAGCCGTATTAGCAACCATGCCATTGAAAATGAGCTTGCCAGTTACGCGCAGATTGATGACGCCTATGCCTTTAGTTATCAGCGCGAAGGGCATAGCTTTTATGTGATTAGCTTTCCCACTGCCCAAAAAACATGGGTGTATGACGCATCAGTGCAAATGTGGCATGAGCGCAGTTTTTACAATGCTGAAACCTTTAGCCATGAACATCATCGCGCTAACAGCCATTGTTTTTTTGAGGGTGAGCATTTAGTCGGTGACCGCGCCAATGGGATTGTGTATCGATTATGCCCCAACTGCCAAACTGATAATGGCAGCTTAATCATGCGTGAGCGGGTGACGCCTTGCCTAAATCCACCCGGGCAGCGCCTTGTTTTTGATGAAGTCGAAATCATTGCCCAAGTAGGGCAGGATGACAATGCCAAGCCGCTGATTATGCTGGATTGGTCGGATGATAAAGGGCGCACTTGGTCGAATGATAGACAAGAGAATTTAGGCGGTATCGGTGAATACCGCAAACGGCTGATTTTTCGCAGACTTGGGCAGTCATTTAACCGTGTGTTTCGGGTGCGCATGACGGATGCAGCAAGATTGATTTTATTGGGCGCAAAAGCAAAGGTGAGATAAATGCCACAAATACCTCGCGTATCACAAGTTCCAATTATTGAGCCGATGTATACCAATGGCGTGATGAACCCAACATGGGTGCGATTTTTTGAGAAATTAGCATCGATGCTCAACACAGGCGATTTGGCAGATTTGCTTACTTTGCTACAACTCTCAAGTCAACTGCCAACACAGTCGCTAACAGGGCAAATGTTGCTAAATATGTCTAATGCCCAATTTGATACAGTAGCATTGCCCGTTATGCAGGCTGAAACTATGCCAATGGTTGCTGTATCTGTAAACCCATCACCCACTTTTGATATGGTCGCTATGCCAACCAGTGAGATTATTACCCCATGATTCGATACCTAAACCCATTTAAACCGCAAACCTTAGCAGCGGGTAACAATGTCGCTTATGTTGTACCCGGCTTATCTGTGGCGCAAATTCGTGCATTATCAGTACATAACACAGGCACCAATCCAGTCAGCGTTGAAGTCTATCTAGTGCCCGCCAGTGGCTCAGTACAAACCAGCAATCGATTGGTCAAAAAAACCCTTACAACCGATGAAAGCTATCTTTGCCCTGAAGTGGTCAATCATGTGCTTACCGAAGGTATGCAAGTGGTGTTGGTTGGGCAAGGTGCCAACGCTACGCTATCAATCATGGAACAGTCTGTATGATAACCATTGACCGCGAAAAATGGGCGGATTGTTTTGATGAATTACTACCCATGTTTGAAGCTGTTTTCGCGCTAGTTGAAGCAGAAATTACAGGGTTGCCGCTTGATTTTGACCATGAGATATACCGTGAATTAGACGACAATGATTTACTGCATTGCTTGGTCATGCGTGATGGTGGCCTAGCGATTGGTTTTCATCTTGTGGTGATATCTGCTATGCCAAGGCATAAAGGACATAATCAAGCGCATACAGACGCTATCTTTGTATTGCCTGAACACCGCAGACACTCAACCAAGCTACTGCACTTTAGCCAAGAGTACATTGCACAGAAGGCAAGTTTTTGGACGCTTGCTAATTTGGATCCAAATGACCGCGCATTGATGTGGTACAAAAAAGGTTTTGTGCCCATCGAAACCATTATGTTTAAAAAATTAGGGAGTTAATATGTCATTTGTCGGTAAAGCGATTGGCTCAATCACTGGGGCAAATCAACAAGCAAAAGCCGCGCAAAATGCGGCAAAAACCCAAGCAAAGGCGGCAGATAAATCAAGCCAAATTCAAAAAGATATGTTTGAGCAGGTGCGTGGTGATTTAAACCCCTATCGCACGGCTGGCAGTGACGCACTGGCTCAGTTAATGGGCAAAATGCAGCCTAATGGTTTTTTTAATCAAACCTACTCAGGTCAAGATATTTATGATGACCCTAGCTACCAATTTCGCGTTAATCAAGGCAATAATGCCATTCAAGGTAGCGCAGCAGCGCAAGGTGGCTTATTGTCAGGCGCTACACTAAAAGCCTTGCAAAACTATGGTCAAGAGTCCGCGAGTCAAGAGTATCAAAATGCTTATAATCGATTTAATGCTGACCAAACCAACCAGTACAACCGCCTGTCTAATTTGGTAGGTATTGGGCAAAATGCAGCAGCGCAAACAGGTAGCGCAGGCACACAAACCGCGCAAGCGATTGCAAACAACACCATGCAAGGTGCTAACTCACAAGCTGCAGGCACGATTGCAGCAGGTAATAGTGTCGCTAATGGTTTTGGGTCATTGCTTGGCTTAGGCGGCATGGCAGCTAAATTTATGAATCCAGTAATTTGAGGTGAGTTATGTTAGACCCTAGTATCATCACCAATGGGGCGATTAATGCCCAAACTCAGCAAGCCAACAACATGACTATGTTGGGTGACTTGGGCGGTGCGTTTGGTAAATTGTTGCTTGCCCGTCAAATTAACGACATGAATCAAATGGCAACACCTGAAGAAGAAAAGGCATTTGCTCAAAAACACAAGCTATTTGCCCCACAGCTTATGCAACAGTATGACGATAATCGAGCGGCTGAAGCAAAGGCACTTAAAGATGGGTTAAAGTTTGACGCAGATTTGAATAAAACTTATGCAGATACCGCGCAGACTTTGGCACTGGGTCGCAAAAATGATGCAGAAGCCGGCAAAACAACAGCAGAGGGTAAAAAGGTCGGCGTCGAAACCACAGGGCTTGATATTGACCAAAACGCCAAACTTGACTCAATGGTATGGGGGTCGGTGCTAAACGGTGGTAAAAACGCAGGCATTGCACAACTTGAGATTCAAAAGTCCCGCGGCTTGATTGATGAAGCAACTTATAATCAAAAGCTAGGATTGATTAACAATCTACCCGCTGACCCTGCACAAGCACAAAAATATGCGTTTGCCATGTATAAGGGGATTCAAGACCCGAAATACAATCTTACGACCGCAGACCAAGTATTACAGTCAAACACACAAAAGTATGTGTCTGATAACTCGCTTGAGGGTACGAAATACGCCAGTGATAATAGCCTTGCGGGTACAAAATACGCTAGTGATAACACATTAGAGGGTACAAAGTACTCAAGCGATAATTCGCTTGAAGGCACTAAGTACACGGCTAACCAAGCCACCTAGCGCACCCAAGCCGAGATTGATGCCGCCAAAAAACAAGGTAAGCAGCAGCTAATCAATGGTTTGGTTTACACTGTTTACCCTGACGGCACGGCAGACGCTTTTATTGACCCTAGAACTGGGCAGCAAGCAACGTCACTGGGCGATGGTAGCGGCAATAAAAACTCACCGCAACAGGAAACAAAACGAGCGCAAAATGTACTATCACTGACCCAACAAGCCGAGCAAATCTTGTCGAGCGGCAAGGCTACAGGTAGCGGCATTGGCAGCCTATTGGACACTGGGGCAAGTTGGTTTGGTGTGTCAACTGAAGGGGCGCAAGGCACAGCACAGCTTAGTACGATTGCGGGGCAACTTGTTTCAAATATGCCAAGAATGGAAGGTCCGCAGTCTGATAAAGACGTGCAAATGTATAAACAGATGGCGGGTGATTTGAGCAATGCAAGCCTGCCAGTTGCTACACGCATGGCGGCATTGAGACAACTGCAAGCACTCAACGAAAAATACCTAAACAACGGCACAGGCGGATATCCTGCCGCATCTGCACCACCTGCAGGTATCGCAGCACCGAAAACGCCAAGCGGTAAACCAAGACCACCGTTATCAGCTTATGGATTTTAAATTATGGCAGGACTAGAGCAGTATCTAAACAATCCTAATGTCCGTAAAATGCTTGATTTGATTAGCTATACCGAGCATACGCAAGGCAATGGATATTATACAGCGTTTGGCGGTGGTCGGTTGTCTAGCCTTGCCGACCATCCAAGGTATAGAAAGCCGTTTCGTCAAACGGATGGCAAAATTAACTATACCAGTGCAGCAGGTAAGTATCAATTTTTAAAGAGCACTTGGGATGGGTTGGCAAGGAAGTATGGTTTTAGAGATTTTAGCCCACAAAACCAAGATTTAGGCGCGGTTGCCTTGCTGATTCAGCGCGGGGCAATGCCTCATCTTTTGAAAGGGGATTTTGCTAATGCTATCGCAAAGTCGGGTGCAGAATGGGCAAGTTTGCCAACGTCACCACATCCGCAGCCCACAAAATCATGGAAACAAGTTAACGCCTTTT